TCCTTTCTGTCTAATTTCCGTTGCTTGCGCTTAAGGTTACGCTCATGTTTAGCTAAATGTTTAGGGTTAGCAAACTTAGAGGTCTTAACACCATCATTGACAATAGCAAAGTCCTTTAAACCTAGGTCAATCCCGATTACATTACCATCAGTCTTACTCGGTGGGTTATCCCCTTCTACCTCAGTCAAGACGGACGCAAAATATCTCCCCGATGGGGTCATGCTAACCGTTACCGTCTTGATAGTTCCTTCGATTGGTCGGTGTATTTTAGCTTTCACTATGCCGACGCGACCCGGAAATTTGAGGCAGTCATCAATAACCCTAACTGACTGGGGATACTGAATAGATTGCCTATTATTTTTAGCCTTGAACCTTGGGTATCTAGCTCTACCCTCAAAGAAGTTACGGTAAGCAGTCACTAAGTTAAGCGTAGTCGCTTGTAAAACTTGAGAATAGCAGTCAGACAACCATTCAGTCCCCTCCTGTTTTTTAAGCTTAGGTAAAAATGCATTCAAGGCGGACTGACTCAAGCCCTTACCCGTTAGCTGGTAGGTTTCAATGCACAGATTAAGAGCATGATTCCACCACCAACGGCTACAGCCAAAGTGTTGAGCTAGTATTTCTTGTTGTTCAGTTGTCGGATACAGCCTAACTTTGACGGCTTGATGTTGCCCGCCGGGTCGCGGTCGGGCGTCACGTTGCCCACGCACCAGCGCAACACCTCATGTCCGCCGTGGCGCACCTTGCCGGACAGGATCAGGCGTTCGGTGTCCTTCATCGGCGCCGACATGCTGAGGAACCCTTGCCGATGCGTCGCCACGGGCAAGCCGGCCTCGGTCAGGCGGTTGATGGTGGCGGTTGCGTTCCACTGGTCCATCAGGACTTGGCGCACGTCGAACCGCTCGCAAAGGTCCAGAATGCAGGCTTCAACGATGGAGTAATCCACCACGTTGCCCGGTGTCGCGGTCAGCAGGCCGGTATCCGCCCAGGTGGGATACGGCACCCCGTCCACCTCCGCCCGGCGGCGGATGTTGTCGGCGGGCACGAAGCAGAACGGCACCACGTCCACCCCGCCGTCATCGTCGGGCACGGCCAGGACAACGGCGCAAATGTCGGTGGTGGAACTCAGGTCCACCCCGATCCAGGCCGGCCGGCCCTCGAGCGCGTCCAGGTCCACCGGATCGGCGCCCCGGTCCCAACTGGCCATCGCCACCCATCCGGCCACGCTGCCGTCAATCCAGCGGTTCAAGTGCAACTGTTGCCACCCCTCCACCTCGTGCGGCAGCGGGGCAGCCTGGCGGGCCAGCTTGCGCAGTTCGTCCGGGTACAGGAACTCGCTCAAGGCCGGGTTCAGCGCGTGCCAAAGGGCTTCATCCTGCCACGGTACGTCCTCACCCTCTGGCGGCTCGGGAACCGCGAAGATGACGGGCAGAAACGACTCGTCTTCGCGCTCGCCCTTCAGGACCGCGTGCGAGTAGGACCACCGATCCCATGCGAGCGTGTTGCGGCCCACCCCGGCCGTGCTGATCGTGATGGTCAGCGGATCGGCCCGCTTGCCCATGGATGTCCTGAGAACGCGCCACAGTTCGCGGCCCGAGTGCGCCGGCCATGCGTGGATTTCGTCGCCGATCAGCAGCGAGACGTTCAAGCCGTGCTTGGTGTAGCTCTCATGGGAAATGGCCTTCAGGACCGATCCCGATTTCGGGTGATGCAACTCCTTCTGTGACTCCACCGGGCGCACGATCCGGCTCAAGGTCTTGTCCGCTTCGACGTACCGCTTCGCGTGCCCGAAGCCGATGGACGCTTGCCCACGGTCAGCCGCCGCGACCACCACCTGACCGGCCGCGTCGCGCTCCGGCCCCAGCAGGTGAAGCAATCCCAGCGCGGCAATGAGGGTGGTCTTGCCGTTGCCCCTCGGAAGCCATACCGCAATATCAGAGAAACGGCGCCGGCCATCGGGCAGGGTGTCGCCGTAGATGCGCTGGATAAGCCGCCGTTGCCACGGTGCCAGGACTTCGCCAAGCCGCTGCCCGGCCTTCGGTCCCTCGGTGATCGTCAGGCGTTCGACGAACGCGACAGCGCGGGCGCCCTTGCCGTGCGGGTCCGGTATCTCCGAGTCATCGAACAACCAGCCCGGCCGGCATTGGTCAGCCGTCCACCAGTCCGCCCCATCCGTCGTTTCCGGTGTCGCCATCGTTCTTGCCTCTCAGGGCTTGCCGGTGGGGCGTCAACGCCAGTTCGGAGCCCAGAAGCCGGGCCTCTCGCATGGCGCCCTGTTGCACCTTGAAGGCCGGGTGAACGGCCGGGCCGCGTTCGCCCTGGACGGTGCGGCCTTCCTCGATCATGATTTCCTCGGTCTCGCGCACCGTGCCCACCGCGATGCAATAGGACTCGAGCGTTGCCCTGGCCTCCGCCGTCAGCAGCGCGCGACGGTGCAATTCAGGCGCGACCCGCTTCCATTCGGCCTTCGCGTGATCGGCCATCCAGGACGGCGGCGGCGGTGCCCGGCCGGGAGACTTCCCGCCCTCGACCACCGACAGGTTCGGCTTTCTGCCCTTCATGGCTGTAAAACCTCCAATTTCGGCGGCATCTCGCACTTGACCCCCGACCGGTCCACACCCCCACCGAACGAAATACGAACACCCCCCTCCCCGTCACCGCAGCCCCGGCAGCCGATGCGGGGTCAGCAGGTCGCGGACCACGGTGGGCAGTCCGGGCGGGTTGACCACATAGGCAACGCTGGTGCTGTCCGCGTAGCTGGTGGACTTGATGTTCGGGTCGCGGTCGCGGTCGAACCACTGGCGCACCAGTTCGATGGTTGCGGCCTGGACGTCATCCGGCGCGGTCGCATAGCCCGCGTCGAACTCCACCACCAGGGCGCCGCGCGGCCAGGGCGTCGAACGATGGTCCTTCCACCGGGTCAACCCTCCGCCGGCCTGGATCTTCCATGACAGGTCCGCCGTCACGTCCACCCCGTCCAGGGTCAGGCCGGTAACGGCGGTGATCGGGAAGCGGCTCAACAGAATGGTATGGGTCCGGCCGTCCGTCTCGATGGTCTCGGAATAGCTGCCCTCGAGGATCGGCCATCCACAGAACGACACGACAGCCGCGCTCGCCCGGCCGATCAGGTCGGCCAACCATGCGTCATCCGCCGCGCCGCTGATGCCCAGCGCGGTCTTCACGTCGGCCAGGGCCACCAAGGCGGCGGCGGGGGCTTCATCAATCGTCAGCATGTGCGGGCCTCCATGGCCTGTTTCCATGAATTGTGACAGCGCCCGCACAACGGTTGCAGGTTCGACGGGTCATCCGTCCCGCCCCGCCGCTTCGGCCGGATATGATCCAGGTGTTCAGCCGGGGCACCGCACCGCACGCAGGGCGTGCCCGCCGGCATCAACTCCGCCCGAAGCTCCCGCCATGATCGGCCATAGCCGCGCCGGGCAGCAGACGGCCGATCATCCCGCAAGCGCGGACAGCGCACACCATGCGGGTGTGTGCCTCCACAGTGCGGGCAGACGGACGGCGGGCGGCGTGGCATGGTCAGCGCACCCCAAGAATGAGGGAGACAGCGCCGGACGTGTACTCAGTCACATTGCCGCGCACATACCGCAGCGCGTCCACGGCGGCAGCATCGTTGCCGGTGAAGGTGGCAATGTCGGTCCAGTCGGAGCCGTTCAGACTGCCTTGTAGCTTCACGGTCGCGGTCCCGTCGATCACGGCTTGAACGGCGCCGGGAGAGATGGGGTCGATCAGGTCGTGGGCATCGCCTGCCCCGGTGGCTTCCGCGCCATCCAGAAGGGTGATTTCTGGCATCGTGTCGTCTCCGAATGAGGGTCCGCCGGGGCCTGAGGCTGGACAGAACCCCGGCGGACTGGTGCGGCCTTGCCACCTTGCGCCATCCATGACTGCGGGCGTGGCCCGTAGCAGGGGCGGGGGCGAGGTGGTTTGGTGTGCCGGGCCGGACCACACGGCCCCCGGAGGATCCCGCCCCGGATTAGGTCACAGGCGCCTCCAACGGATGGCCCTTGACCACGGTTGCCGCGATGGGCGTCCCGGTGCCATGGGTCCCGCTGAAGTCGGCCAGCAGTTTCAGATAACGCTTTCCGCCGATGTAGCCGGCCTGCGTCACGGTCGCGGCGGCATGGGCAGCGACAAGGCTCTTGACGATGCCGCCGGTTGCCACAGTCACGCCCTGAACGTCGGCATCTTCGACGGCCTCATAGGTCGCGTCATCGTCCGAGTGCGTCAGCTTGAACTCGATCTTGTTCGAGCCCGTGAAGGTGATGCCACCGATCCCGATATGCAGCACCAGGGCGGCAGACCGGAAGCCGGCAAGGTCGATAGCGGCGGGCGTGTTGTCCGCCGAGTAGACGGCCGGGGCGATGGCCTCGACCGTCTCGACGTTGGAATGAAGGTCGCGCATGGTCGTTTCTCCTTAGCTGGCGATCTTCTGAAGCTTGACGGCCTCACTGTTCGCCAGCCCACCACCAACGCGGCGGTAGCCATAGAACAGGGTGTTCGGCTTGTCGGTGAGGGTGTCGCGGATGAAGCGAATGCCCAGCTTGTCCACGATCAGGTAAGCGCGCTGGAAATTGCCGAACGCGATGGTGACCCTGCTCCAAAACGGTGGACACCTCCGTTAAGCTCCCCCGGGAGCGGAGAGGTGAACGATGACAACCAAGACCCGACGGTCCTTCACGGACGAGTTCAAGCAGGAGTCGGTGGCGCTGTTGGAAAGCAGCGGCCGGCCCTTGGGGCAAGTCGCCGCCGAACTGGGCATCCAGCCCTCATTGCTTCGGAATTGGCGCCGACGGTTCGGAGGGCCAGGGGGGGGCGCCGCGCCCCTCCCACAGGCAGGCGGCGCCCCCCTGGCCTGTGACGACCAAGCGAAGGAAATCGCGCGCCTGAAGCGCGAAGTGGATCACCTGCGCATGGAGCGGGATATTCTAAAAAAAACTGTGTCCATCATATCGGGTCCAGTGAAATGAAGTTCCGTATCGTTGAGGACTGTCGCGAAGAGTATCCCGTTCGCGTCATCTGCCGCGCGCTCGGTGTCTCGGCCTCCGGATACTATGCTTGGCGAGACCGACCCGAAAGTCCGCGCCAGGCCGAAAACCGCCGTCTTCTTGGCGACATCCGGCGTCTTCATCACGAGCACGCCGGGCGGTACGGCTCGCCCCGCATCCACATCGCCCTCGGCGAGGAGGGCTGGACCGCCAGCCGGGGGCGGGTGGCGCGCCTGATGCGCCGCCATGGCGTCCAGGCCAAGCGGCGCCGCGCCTTTCGGCCGTGTACCACGGACAGCAACCACACTCTGCCCGTGGCACCCAACCTGCTGGACCGGCAGTTCTCACCGGGCGCCCCAGGGCGCGCCTGGGTCGCTGACATCTCCTACATCCCGACCGACGAGGGGTGGCTGTACCTCGCCGTGGTCCTCGACCTGTTCAGTCGCAAGGTGGTTGGATGGGCCATGCGCGACCACATGCGCACCGAACTGCCGCTGGCGGCCTTGATGATGGCCACCCAGCGCCAGAAGCCTCCGCCTGGCCTGATCCATCATTCCGACCGGGGCAGCCAGTACGCCTCCCACGACTACAGAAAAGCCTTGGAAAACAGTGGCCTGACCGCCTCCATGAGCCGAAAGGCCAACTGCTGGGACAACGCGCCCATGGAAAGCTTCTTCGGCACCCTGAAAACCGAACTGGTCAACGGACGCCGATACGCAACCCGCGAGGAGGCCAAACGCGATCTGTTCGCCTACATAGAAGGCTACTACAATCGCCGGCGCCTGCACTCGGCGCTCGCCTATCTCACCCCGGAGCAAGCCGAGCTTCGCGCCGCATAACCGGTGTCCACTTTTTCAGGGCAAGGTCATGGACACGGCCCCGCCGGCAATGTCGGGCATGTTTTCGTCGAACTCGACGGGATAGCCCAACAGGCTGTTCGGCGCCCCGGCCGTCATGCTAGAGCGCCACAGATAGCGGCCCTCGGAGTCGGTCAGGGTGTCCAGGCTGTTCGCCGTGTTGCTGTTCATCAGGAAGACAGCACCCGTGCGATACGGCGCCCGCAGAGCCCAGACCAGGTTCTTGAGCCCGTCCGCCGTGATGGCGGTTGCCGATCCGCTCTTGACCGTCTGGACGGTGCCCCAAGGCCGGGTCGCATCGGCGGTGGTCGCCTGCGGATAGGACAGCAGGCCGGACGGACGCTTGGGCGTCGTGTCGGCGGTGATGAACGCGGCGCCCTCGGAGCGAATGAACTTGTCGGTGATCTTGCCTTCGATCCACTGACCGAGGTTGATCCCGCTATCATCCAGCAGACGTTGCGTGATCGGCTGTTGGGCGTAGATTTCCCGAAGCGGAACCGTCAGCATCCCGAGTTCGGCCGTGTCGGTATCGGTGCGGGCTTCGCGCTCACCAACCCAGGTTGCGCCAATATCGTCGGCGTCAATGGGCTCCATCCAGGCGTCACCCTGAGTGATGGTCTCGACGCGGGACAGGCGCCGCATGGGCGTAGCGTCGAAAAGCTTCTTCGTCATGGTCGCGGAAAGCTGAGGCATGACGACATAGCCGCCGTCCGGGTCGGAGCCGGTCCACATGCTGCGAAGTTCGAGCATCGGCGCTTCATCGCCGCGCGCCATGGCGGCCAGGGCGCGGTGTTCCACGTCCTTGTCAGACCCCTTCGGCTCC